ACGGCGCTTTCGTGGTAGTGGGCCAGACCGGGTTGCAGTTTTGGAAGGACGGACGCATCCGCTTTCCTGAACCCTCAGTCACCGAGAAGCTTCTCGCCAAGCCTGATGGCAGTTACCATTCCCTGTTCGGGCCCTGTGTGGCTCATTCAGGTGTGGTGTATGCGAACAGTAACCACAATGTTTCGCTCGCCTCTACCAGGATCACGAAGGCTCGCAATCCACTCTGCATAGGCTACGAACAAGTCATGCAGTACAACCAAAGTATGTACATAACCCGAAACAACGGCGTCTTGCACGATCTTGCACTCATGTACGCCCCCGACTTCCACGATTACACCAACATGATCCACGAAGCCGAACTCCACCATGGCGACACGCACGCTAAGCGTTTGCTTCGCATTCAAGCATGGGAGGAGCTGTTAGATAACAACAACATTTTCGACAACACCTGGCACGCGCCTGGTAAAACTACAGAGTATAAAATGAAGAAATTCGAGATTGCCAAGCCAGGTAAGGTGCCACGCATGATAGGTGACCTCGGTGTCGCTTGTTCTTTGCAAGGTTTTAGGTTGACCAAGTTCATGAAAATGGCCATGGCCGACCATCCTCTGCACATTAACGGCGGTAAAATCGAGTTCGTTCCGTGCCCGGACCCCGCTACTCTCGAACGCGTTTTTGCTCAGCTCATTGAGCCCGAGGGACGCTTTTACTTCGTTTTGTTCTCTGATGATTCCTGTCTGTCTATCCGCCGTGCGGATGGGGTCATCTTGCGATATAATATAGACATATCTAGTTGCGACGCTTCTCACACTACAGAGTTGTTTCACGCACTTAAACATTTGTTTCCACCTTTTTTGCACTCCGAGGCTCAGCAGTTAATAGATCAATGCCAGGAGAACATAACCATATATGATATTAATAACAAGCGCCGCCGAGTCACATTAAAACCCAGCGGACCGCGACTGTACAGTGGGTCTACTTTAACCACCATCATCAACAATCTGGCCAACATACTAATTGGCCTATCCATATCACAAATTCCTAACGTTCAAGGCGCGGCCGACATTGTCAAGGCCGCCGTTGATGTCGGTTACATCGTGACCTGTGAAGATTGCTCCGATTGGCATCAGTTACAATTTTTAAAACACTCCCCCGTCCGTTGCACCGACGGGGTCATTCGACCGTTACTCAACATCGGCGTTTTGCTGCGACTGAGCGGTACCTGCAAGGGCGACTTGCCTGGTTCCCGCTTGATCCCCCTCCGCCACCGTGCCGAGTCCTTTCAAGCCTCGCTTTTGCGTGGTGCCTACCCTCACGCTCGATTCACGTTGCTTTCGAATATGAGGTCGCGGGCTGGACTCCCCACTGTTGAGGCTGACCGTGTTGTCAGAGGCATGTTAGAGTACAAAGTGGCTGACAACGACTACGTTGACTTCACCGTTCCCTCTCACGAAGTTTGGGCTCGCTATTCTCTCACCGAGTTGGAGATATGTGAGCTCGAGGTCGACTTCGGTTTGTCCGGGTTCGAGATGCATTACACTTCCTCTGGTACCGAGAAGGTGATTAAGCTCGATTATGGACTCACCGGCCGGGAGTTGTGGAATGAAGTGTAAATATACATTGTCATACATACACGCTACAC